AGGATGATGCAAGTAGAACAAATCGCAACGGTTGATTTAATTCCGTACGCACGCAACAGCCGTACGCATAGCGATGAACAAGTTGCACAAGTCGCAGCGTCAATACGCGAGTTTGGTTTTACTAACCCAGTATTGATTGATCAGGATAACGGTATTATTGCAGGACATGGGCGCGTAATGGCTGCAACACGCTTAAAACTCGACACAGTGCCTTGTATTCGACTTTCACACCTAAGCGATACACAGAAGCGGGCATACATCATTGCAGACAACAAACTAGCCCTTAACAGCGGATGGGATGATGAAATGTTGAAGCTGGAACTAATGGACTTAAATGAGCTAGGTTTTGATGTTGCTTTGACGGGTTTTGATGCTGAGTTTCTCGAAGACGAAGCGATTGATGATTTTGAACCAGAATTAAACAGCAATGATCGTGACCCTATTCGAAATATGACTTTTACCGTATCAGATGAACAGCATGAGATTATTGAGGAATGCCTAAAAATAGCTAAAGAATTTGAACCCAATGATCCTATGGGAATAAATGAAAATAGCAATGGTAACGCGCTTTGGTACATTTGTGAAACATTCAAGACCACTAAAGGCATTGCATAATGAGCGCACTTGAAATAGAAGTGAAACCAATCCCAAAATCAAAAGCTGATGAAATTGTAAAGAAGCATCATTATAGCGGCAAAGTGGTGCAAAATAGCCAGCTATGCTTCGGGGTTTGGTATAAGGGCGTTTTAATGGGTGCAATGCAATTCGGACCACCAACTGACAAACGAAAGATATTACCACTGGTAAAGGATAGCGGATGGAACGAAATGTTGGAATTGAACCGCATGGCATTCAGTGACCATTTACCAAGGTTTAGCGAAAGCCGAGCAATTAGTCTTGCGTTTAAGTGGATGAAAAAAAACGCACCTCACATAAAATGGGTGGTTAGTTTTGCAGACGGAACGCAATGCGGACACGGGACTATTTATCAGGCTAGTAATTTTAAGTTGTCACAGATTAAAGAAAATAGTCGACTAATTGAATTACCTAATGGCGAAAAAATACATTTATTAAGCATGGACGTATCTAAAGGGGGAAGCAAATACTCCTCCGATATGAAAAAGAACGGAATGACTTCTGTAAAAGAATACCTTGATAAATTCCACAACGGATGGAAGCCGTTAACAGGTTATATGTACCGTTATATCTATTTCATAACGAAGGACGCAGAAAAACGATACACGGGCGAGTTCGTACCGTTTGCAAAGATAAAAGAACTCGGTATTCAAATGTATAAAGGCGAATGGGTGAATAATGGCATTCAGCAATCGTGATTGGGAAATTGTACGCGCATATTACGAGCGAGGCTTATCGCTCGCTGATATTGTTGCGCGTGACGATGTGGCTATTACTGACCGCAGTTCAATTAGTCGCAAGGCTAAAATCGAGGGTTGGGTTAAGGGCGAAAAATCAACACTGTTGAATAATGAGATACAAGCAAAACAAACACTTGCAGAAATAAATCAACAAAAATCAACACTAAATTCAACAGATGTTGCAATTCACGACAAGCTGGTTGATGAAAGATTACGTCACATTGAGTTCTTTAACAAGTCAGCGTTAAAGAACCAACAGCTGGCAAATCAAAGGTTGAGCGCAACCCTTTCAATATCTGAATTAGAGGCGCATAGCCGCTTAACTGCTAAAAACAAAGAGACGGTAGTTGGCAAGCAACCCGACACCGCTATTCAAATCAACAACAACCAAACTCCTAGCCGCATTGAGCGCGTGATTGTCGATGTGGACTCTTAAGATTGAAACGCCTAGATGGTCAGTTCCGCTTTTGCGTCCTAATCGCATAAAAGGCGCTAAGGGCGGACGATCATCTGGCAAGTCGCATACGTTCGCCGAGATGCTTGTTGAGGAGCATATTCACGACAAAGATCTGCAAAGCGTTTGTATTCGTGAAATTCAAAAGTCACTTAAATTTTCAGCTAAAAAACTAATCGAGAGCAAAATACGCGAGTTTGGTGTTTCGCACTTGTTTGAAATCACGCTAACCGAGATTAGGCGAGTTGATGGCCAAGGGTTGATTATTTTCCAAGGTATGCAAGACCACACCGCCGATTCAATTAAATCGCTCGAAGGGTTCGATAGGGCGTGGGTAGAAGAAGCTCAAAGCATATCGAAACGAAGCCTAGAGCTGTTAGAGCCAACGATACGAAAAGACGGAAGCGAGATATGGTTCACATGGAATCCAGATCAGCCGACCGATCCAGTTGAGCAGTTATTTAACGACACACCAGACGCGATACTCGTCCACGTCAACTATACCGACAATCCTAAATGCCCTAGCGAAATGATTAAGCTGGCAGAAAAGACAAAGCGCAACGATCCAGACAAGTACGCGCATATTTGGCTAGGTCAATTCAACACCAAGTCGGAAAAGCAAATCCTTAACGGTAAATGGCGTGTTGCTGACTTTGAGCCACAACATGATTGGGACGGTGCTTATTTCGGCATGGACCACGGATTTGCTACCGACCCAATGACGTTGGTTAAGTGTTGGATTGCAGGTCGAACGCTTTACATTGAGAAAGAGCGCTTTGGTCACGGTATCGAAATCGCCGATATGGTCGAGTTTGTTGAAGTTATGCCAGAGGCGGTTAATCACACCATTCGAGCAGATAGCGCAAGACCTGAGATTAATAGCCATTTGCGAAACGCTGGCCTTAATGTCGTGTCTGTTGAGAAGTGGGCAGGAAGCGTTGAGGACGGCATTACGTTCCTAAGGTCATTCGATGAGATAGTCATTCACTCATCATGCACGCACATCATCGAAGAAGCGCGTTTATGGTCCTACAAGACAGACCGCTTGACGGGTGATATAATGCCGCAAGTAGTTGATGATTATAACCACGGCTGGGACGCTGTTAGATACGCCTTGCAGCCATTAATTAAGCAAGAGCCTGCATTTATTATGGAGTTTGCATGATGTTCGATTTCCTAAAGCGCAAGCCAAAAGCGCAACCAGTTTCACCAGTCGAAGAACAGAAGTTCTGGTTATCGCCTGAGTTCTTTGATAAGCCACCAACAAGCGCCCAAGCCGATACATGGGATACTGAAACCGCTATTACGGACGGTTATCAAGCGTCAACAATTACTTACGCCTGTATTGAGAAGCGCGCTACATCGTGCGCTAGTGTGCCTTTCGTGGCCAAACGCAAGCAAGGTGATGAGTATGTCGCAGTTCCAGATAGCGAGCTGCAGTTGCTGATCAACAAGCCGAATCCAAACCAAGGATGGGCAGAGTTAATTGAGGCGGCAATTCAGCACCTAGACCTTGCAGGTAACGCCTATATGCACATGGTTCGAGCTGGTAAGAATAGTGCGCCTATGGAGCTTTGGCTACTTGACCCGCGCTACATCAAGATCAAAGCAACCGATAAAGACCGCATCATTAGCGGTTATGAATTCCAATCGGCAAATGCTTCTAAGGTGTTTATCCCTTGGGAAGATATGGTGCACCTGAAGTATCAAAACCCTGCGTCAAGCCTTTACGGCATTAGCCCCATGATGGCAACAGGTCGCGCGATTGATACCGATAAGCAGGCAGGCATCTGGCAGAAGTCTAGCCTAACGAATCGTGGCGTTAGCGATTATGCCGTCGTGCTTGACAAGGACACAACAAAGACGCAATTTGACGCGATTAAAGCACTGCACACAGCAAGCAACGCAGGTAACGAGAACGCGCGCAAAGTGCTATTCACAAGCCGCGACGTTAAGACCCTTAACATGACAGCGGTCGAGCTGGACTTCTCAAACAGCCGTCAAAAGATATGGGAGGAAATATGCGCTGGCTTTGGTGTTCCTCCTGCGATGGTCGGACTTTATGAGAATGCAACATTGGCCAACATCGAAACGGCGCGTAAGATATTCTGGCGCGATACCATCATCCCGTTGCTAGACAAGATCACATCACAGCTTAATGCACAGCTAGCCACTGAGTTTGGTGAAGAATGGCTGATTGAGTATGACGATAGCAATATTGACGCGCTAAAAGAAGGCTTAGAAAGCCGATTAAATAACGCTCAAAAGCTATTCGCTATGGGCGTTCCGTTATCAGTTCTTAACACGCTATTTGAGCTTAATATTCCAGAAGATGCTAGCTATGAAGCAGCCTATATTCAGTCTGGTTATATGCCAGTGTCGATGATGGGGCAAGTTGATGCAACAGCCGAGCCAACACAAGACCAAGCCGTTAAAGCCGCGCTATTGGCTTATGGTATCAAGTAATGCGACCGCTGTATAAAGGCAGTAGAAAGCAAGAGGCGGTTATTGTTAATCGCCTTATTGACACGCAAGCGTCACGACTTGAGCGCAAGTTAAAACGCGTGCTTGATGACATTTGGAAGCAAGCCAGTGATAACCCGAATGCACTTGACTTGATTATTGACCGCAATAGTGAAACGCTGGCTAGACCGTTAATCGAGTCGATGACATCAACCGCTAGAGTGTTCAATAAGCGCATGGTCGATGCTATCTTGACACGCAACACCAAAAGTGCGGAAGTTCCAAGCCCGACCATGTTTGAAAATCTGCTAACCGCGTGGCTAGTTGAATATTCGAGCACACTCATTCGCAACCTTGAACGCACCACAAAGAACCAGATCGCAAGCGCAATTGCTACTGCGCGTGAAAATGGACTAGGATTAGTCGAAGCCGCTGAAGCTATCATGCAAACGGCTAGCGTCATTAATCCAGTTAGGGCGTCGATTATTGCACGCACTGAGACTCATTATGCTGCGAACCAATCTAGCCAATTGACCGCAAAGGCTGCTAATGTCGAAATGGAAAAGGAATGGGTGGCAGTAACAGATAATCGGACACGTTCAAGCCATGTTGCTGCTGATGGTCAAACGCGCCGATTGTCCGAGCCGTTTAATGTCGGTGGTTATCAGTTACAAATGCCAGGCGACCAATCGGCTGGAGCGCCTAGTGAAACGATCATGTGTCGATGCGCTGTTGTCTATAATGTTGTTGATTAGTATTGACTTTATTTGTTTTGTGGTATAATCGGCTCAAAATGCACAAGAGGGCGCAATATGCACCAAATTAAAGCAGTCGAATTTAAGTCATCTGACGTGTCAGATCGCACGTTCCGAGGTTATGCGTCAACGTGGGACGAAGATCGTCACGGCGATGTTATCCATATGGGTGCGTTCAAAAAGACAATCCAAGAGCGTGGCAGTCGCATTAAGGTGCTATTCAACCACAATGAGCCTATAGGCGTGCCAGTGTCAATGCACGAGGACAGCAAAGGTTTATTTGTTGAAGCAAAGATCAGCAAGACGCGATTAGGCGATGAAGTGTTAGAGCTTATGCGTGATGGTGTTATTGACCAAATGAGCATTGGCTTTAGCATTCCGCAAGGTAAAAGCACATTCGATGACAAGGGTATCCGTCATATTCACGAGGTTAAGCTGTATGAT